TTTATGTATTCTGAGTTACTTTTTATTTCGCCATTGTCGCTTTGCTTTTCCGAACCGCGTGCAACAGCAAGCTCCAGAGATTCCCGCGCCTTTTTTTCCTCTTCAATTTCAAGCACTGCTTTTTGATGGGCGTCTGACATTTCGCTCATCTTCTTTTCCATTCTTGTCATAGCTTCGGACTTTGTGGTCCCGTCCACAACGAGCTTTTTGTGTTCTTCCTGAAAGTCGAATAATAGTTTTTCCATTTCTTTCATGGATTTTTTAATTTCTTCCATTGTCTTTAACTCCTAAAGTTATTTTTAATATTCTGCATGTTGTCTAACAACCGCTTAATACCAGTATCTAAGTCGCTAAACTTTTCGCGCTCTCCCATAATCGCCGGGAGCGCACTTTGAGCGACATAAGAAGCGGCGTCTTTAGACAACTCACAGTATCTGATAACGCTTGCCAAAATACTTTTACTCATGTTGTTAATTTCTGTTATACAAAACGGCCTTACCGTACCACCGGTAAAAGGTTGATCGAGTTTAAGTCTTTTATAATACCCGTTTATAATCTGCTTTATCTCTTCGGAATCTGAGTCTATAAGCCCGTGACTGAGTGACATAGACACCCGCGCCGCTATTACAGCCCGCGGAATTACTCTCATCTCACCGTTTATAATATCTGACACCTGAAATTTATATTCAGTCTCCCCGTCTGAATACAGAAAAGCCTTCGCATATTTATCATCATCCTCGCCCGCCCACGCGCGCACGCGGGCCTGTGCATCCGAAGGTTCCCACTTTGTAGCCGGATAGGCCATGATTCCAGTAGTGTCATGGTTGATGTTTTTAACGGATGTGATGTTAGCGTTCATGTTCGCGGGCTCATCGACAATCGAACCTTCCCAGACCTCAGATTCTTTTATGTGCCTTATGTTGTCTTTGTATTCAGCATCATTAACCGAGTAGCCGATCGACATATCAGTCAGTACGCCCTGCTTGACGAGTGCGTACAATTCCCGGCCTTGCTGTATGTCCAGATTTATTTCACCGATTCCGAACAGACCGCGATCATCTTCCTTGACAGACTCAATAGGAAACCCCCCGACCGTCCTGTGGTGTCCGTCTTTCAGGCGGACCTGTCTTCCGCTTGCCTTGTGTCGCTCAAGCGACTTTGCAAACGCGCCCTTAACAAACCTGTCTTTATCGCGGTCAATGTCCCACGTTGCAATATATCCCTCAATGATTCCAACGGGTACACCGGCCCGGTCAATCTGCTTAACGCTTTTTATTTTTCCACCGTGTCTTTTATTTTCTATAACCATTTTATCACCTCTAAACGAATACCGATGCACATCGACAATTTACCAACTCTGATAAATCCGCTCCCATGCTTCCATCTCCCGGATAACGCATTTGTCCACCCTCAAGATCAAACGGCTCGTCAATAGGCCGCTCCTGCCCTTCAGCCTCTTGATGTGACGGCCTGACTTTGCCGTCCCCCGCGGTTGTCCAGACTTTAATATCTTTACCCAACTCATCGGCCTGGTCCCGTATAGTTTCCCCAACCTCATCACCTGATAACGGATCGACAACTTTCTTTGTGTTATCCATAACGACATTCAGGAGCGATTCTTGTTTAACAGTCAGCGGAAAATCTTCGAGTGCCAAGCCTTGACTTGCAACTTTGTTCGCCTCTGCTAAAAGTCCGGATTCCAAAAGCTCCGCCACTTCTACCGCAAATATTTTGAGCACTTTATCAGCCGTCTTTGCCACTGTCATGCGTGTGGTTTCAACAACCCACTGGCTTTGAGTAATCTGTATTGTAGCCTTGTGGTTTTTAAGATAGTTCACAAGGACCCGTCTTGATTCTATTTCAGTGGTCCTCGACTTAACTGGTCGAGGTTCCATAGCTTCTTGCGTGGTCCGTCTGACAAAGTCATTTGCCGTCCGGGTTATCGATCTGACAGTATCATCTATACCGTATTTCAATGTTCTTGATAATTGCAAACTGATTGCATCCATAAGTTTATATATTAACGTCTTGTCCTTCGCTTTAAATTCCCGCAAATCAAATCCTAAAATATCCCGTGCCGTTATGTAATAAAATCTTTTAAATATCTTTTCTAAAATCGGTATTGACTCTTGGTTGACCTCGCCGTCACCTATTCTGTAGTGGACTGCTATGTCTTCAACCCACGGGTTCAACCATAACCCTAACCGCCGCTCCGCCTTTAATTTATACTGGAGCGCTTTCTGTGCTTGTATCGTCCTGTTCATCCGTTTCCGTCTCGTCAATTATAGGTTCGTCTGTCATATCCGGTGGCGCTGTATCACTAAATGATATGGGAGTTGATACTGACGTAAGCGGTATTTTGTTTGAACTCACAAGCACCTCATCGCCGCCATCAACGCCCTCAAATCCACCAATCGCCCGGATCTCGTTCACTGCCAAGACTTCTGTGTCTTTTAGTATCCGCATATTCTCAACCATAACGCTCTGCAGGTCCCGAATAGACGCATCGTTAAATGTCATTTTCGTGTTGCCGTCAAATCCGTATCTGTCCCCCAGAGTATTCATAATCCCGTCACAGATAGAATCGAATATCGGAAACACGGCCTTAGTATAATACACGCGGTTAGCTGTTGTGTAGTTGTCCAGTGTCATGGCATTGGATAACACCATAGGAAGCGGTATTCTATACATATTGTAAATTGATTCTTTGCTATTTTGCAGGAGTGCCATAAAGTCCATGTCCCGGTTATTCTGAGACATCGCCTGAAGGTCGGCCGGTGATGAAAGTATCAAAACGTTTCCCGCGTTGCCGGCGCCTTGATGAAACGCCCTTAGCTTCTTTTCAAGGTTCGTAACCGAGTCCGCACTCCATTTCTGCGACGTCCCGCCTTCGGTCATCGGCTTCGGGCTCAATATACCCGTTGTTCGCAGTCCGTTATTTATAAGTGATACGTTATGTCTCTTTCCGTCCGTGGACATTTTCAGGTCGTAAAACAATTTTACAAGCGGGCTCCTACCTCTCCAATCATCGACTACAGACACAGACCCTATTATCGGGAATATCTCATTGAGTTTTAGTTTGTCAATAAACCGCATCGCAGGACCCGAACCGTCCCTGTAATATGTCCGGCGGTCCCGGTTGCTCATAGTTGTGATGTATTGAGGCAACCCATCGGACCCGTCAAATACAACATTGACATCATACGGTCTGATATATGTTAATGATATAGGTTCCCGGTTAATGTTTCCACGGGCCACAAGCCAAGCTTCCTGAGTGAGTAGAAAAGATTCAGAAATTTCTTTGAATATCTGGCTTCCTGAATACCCTTCGCCGGGTGCGTTGAGTAAATCTAAAAGCGGGTGCTCATACACAACATCGTTATCGCCTGTTTTCAATCCGCGCTTAATCCCTGACAGGCTGCTGGATATCATGTTCACGGCATTGCCAAGATCGGAGCTCCTCTCTGATAGATAATAGGCAAGGCGCGGTTGGACGTTTACAGGGATGCCTTCTGACATTCCCAACATGACGGCGGCGCTGTCTTCGGCGTCAATCATGAGGTCGTAAATAGATACAGATTTTTGTTTTGGTTTAAATGGCCACATTAGCCGACAATATACAATACGTTATGTCTCTTGTCAAACACTTTTTTTTCAGGCAGTGCCAACAAACACTTCACTCTCTGAATATTCACACCGCTCAAACACTCCAGTAAGTCCGTCGGCGGCATCATCATATTTATTCGACTTAAATATTTTACGAAAATCAAGTAACTCCGTGGCGAACAAACTATATTTACTCATCCATTCCGGCGGCATTAAAACATATTGCATCACGTTCGAGGCGTTTGTTAATATCCTGGCTTCTTTGTTCTGGGACTGGTTGAACGGTATTATATCCGTGTGTGTTTTTCTGCTCAATAGTATCCGTTGTAAATTACGAGCGAACGCCCGCCCGCCCGCGTTAGACTCGACGTGACAGGTATTAATCTTATTATGATTAAGCATATCACACACCCCAATCTCAGTCACCTCCTGCGGTTCAACCGTATGGTATACATCAATTATATATATATACCCATCAAATCCTTTGCCGTAACATATAGCGCATAGTCGATTGTCACCCTGGTCGGCAACGTCTATATAACAATTTCGCTCCTCAATGTCCGGCAATCGTTCCCATGTTTTGAACCCCGGTCCATACAATAACCCGGTTATCGGGCGCGGATCACCCTGATATAACGAGCGCCACTTTTCAGGGTCGGTCTTCATCAACCGGTCTCTCGTATGCAATAGTTTTTCGGTATCATGTTTTTCAGGGAATAAAGCCTCGTTCATTTCGCGTGCGTCCAGTTCTGTTTTGTCGGTCTCTTTAAGTGCCTCGAAATTTATACTGTACCACCTATCTCTATTTGCATTTTCTATCTGCTCATGTGTTCGTAACAATTCCACATTTTCGTTATCTATTATATACCCAGTAAGATCGTTATTATGCCAACGCGTATTGACAACAATAACCTGACTATCATTATGCAACCGTGATTCTGCCACCGTATTATACCAGTCTACTATGTTCTGTCTTATGACCGGACTGTTTGCCTCACTGGAATTTTTGAAAATATCGTCAATAATAAGTATGTCAACACTCTCTCCAGTAAGTCCACCCCCGCGTCCAACAAAAAATAAATTGCCAGTCTTGTCTCCTGCAGGTATATCTACAATGTCAGCGGCAAGGGAATAATTAACGTCTCTATGTTCAGGTAACACCGTCTTCGGAAAAACGTTTTTGTATTCAGGTCCAGTCATTATCCGCTTTATGTCCCGCCCGAGCCGCCAGCTCCTCTGCTGGGAATATGTAACTATTGCAATTTTAAGGGATGGGTTAATTCCCAAAAGATACGGCGGCAATCGACGAGTAACTACTTCGCTTTTACCGTGTTGAGGCGGGACCGATATAATAAGTTTCCTTATTTTACCATTGATAAATGCCTGTATTATGTGACAATACACAGCATGAAATTTTGTGATTATATATGATTTGTAGGTATACTGAATAAAATATTTTAAATACCGGCGGGCCCGTTCTCTGGTTGCCGATTCTCGCAGAGCTTCTGTCCGTAATTCATCCATCTATAATTTTGTTAAGCTCATCGTCGGTCATTGTTTTTAATCGTGATATAGTAACATCGCCTTGAATCTTTACCTTGCTTCCCTCGGTTGCATCCCGGAGCTCTCTCCACATCCCAACACTTGAAGAATCTTTTCTTTGTAATATTTTTTTTATTATAAACTTTGATCCGGTTCCTTTTTTAATATCTTCTTGATATAATTCAGC